TTAGCAATGGTGTAATCAATCGGAATCAGCAACTTGTCTGAACCAATATTGGCGGTAATGCCTTTACTACCGAAGATGTTGTAACGCATCTGTAGGTTATCAACGATGATCTCATCGTATAGGTTGGTTTGGACCTGGTGCCGGTAACGAAGCAGATCAACTACGTAAGTCTCCACAACCTCTTCACCATTACACGTTCTATCTTCACCAGAGCCCGTACACACGTTACGCCAAACAGTACGTGTGCGGTTTTCTTGGATAATCTCATGGGTGTAGGTATCTACCTCACCGATCGACCCGCCCTGGCGCCGGCGCTTGAGGTTGGAAAAACTCAACGTACAGTCAAAATCGGCATCTTTAAATCGAACGGCGTGATCAGGACGTGTGTGGGTAATGCCACCAACAGATTGAAACCGACTGGTGTTTGGGCTTTTCAGGTAAAGCCAATTAAAAATTTGTACAGGTATTCAATCTCTTCTGAGTTTTCTGAACTGGCCGGTACCGCAAACATCATGACGGCCTGATCCAGCTTATCGATGTCTGGGTTTTCATGAATCGTATCGCCCAGCTCCTGGAAGTTCATACCCAATTTACTCACCAAATCATCAGTGCTTTTGTACTCCTCCGTGTCATGGTATTGCGAAGCTGTGCGGTTGGTATCGTTGTGTCGAAACAGTACAGCCGGCATAAACGTGCCGCTGGTTTCTGTATCGTTGTCATGTATGGCGTCCAGTATCGGGTAGAGGCCAGCACCGTATTCGTAAGTGAAGTAACCAGTAATGGTTTGCCCACTCACGGTATACCGGTATTTGGCCTGGAAGTACTCCACATCCTCATCGAAACTTTCTAGGTTGAAAAACAGCGTACTTTCGTAACCGTCTTCCTCAACCAAATGCACCATGACACCATCTGATATAGCGCCACCCATTTGCCATACAGGTGTCTTTGTATCGGCGCTACGAGAAGGTATGTACCGATCCTGTGGGTGTCTGCCCCAGACTTCCATTGTGCCATCGTCAGGGGCTCTTTCAGTCTCTGACGTGGCCGTGGCATCCGGGCTTATGGCGGTGGTGTTGATGTATCCCACCATATCTTTGACCCAGACCTTATGGCCTTTTTGGTCAGACAATGTTTTCACTTCATTGGTGAACTCATCGTAGCCATAATCGGCGGTTAGCTTTTGCCAACCCACATGCAGATTGTTCATCGGTGCAAAGTAGAAGTAGTCCATGCTAATGGCCTGGCCCACTTCAAGCTCAAGGATATTCTTGAGGGTCTCTTTACCATCTGAGGCGTCCAGAATGCTGGCTTCTAGGGTGCCGTAAATATAGTCGCCTCGGGCCGCAGCTCGGTAAGCACGCTCAGCTTTTAAAGAAAAACTCTGCATCGCATTATTGACGATCGTATGGGTAATGCGGGTGTCGGTAAAAATCGAATCAATCACATTCTTTTGTCGTAAATCGGGTATTTGCGAATCGCCTATAACCCGAGTTATCTCGGTACCGACATACGTTTTTTCTTACCGCTAAAAATTCCCATACGTGTGCCTTTTTTGCCTGAATACAAAGAAAGGGGCCGTAGCCCCTTTCTTATTGCGTGAATAAATCACTACTGCTTATGTTGGTGGTGTCTGCCTGATCCCATCCAGCAGCATACTAATGGCTTCACCAACTTTTTCGTCTCCTAGATTATTACCGGTATCAACACCGTCAGCACTGCCGGCGATGGTGGTACTGTCCATCGTTTTACGGACGTTCCAAGTATCGACCATTAGCTTGGCAGCTTTCTGCTCAGCGTCCCGGACGTACCCGTTTTTCTGGCCATCGTACAAGGCGATCTGCTTGCCTATAACACTGTTTTCACTAATACCTGCACCTGTCGTCTGGGCTTGCTCAGTAACCTTTTTCTGGCTTAGTAAAGCGGTCTCTGAAATGGTCTTGAGCTTCTGCTCATTAATCAGGTCAAACTCAGCACTGAGCTTGCACTCTTGGGCGGTCAGTACCGTACCCTCAATAATGGCGTTAGCCGTTTGTTGCTCAGTCATTGAAGTCTGGGCCTCAATCTGAGTTTTCTGTGCAGTTTGAGTTTCTACTTGCGAATCAATCAATTCACCCTGCTTGGGGATATTCAACCCTTCGGCAGTTAGGTTTGCGGTTTGAATTTCAATGCGGCTATTTTCAGATGCCAAATTCAGTTTTTGTTGTATTTGTACTGCGTTTTGTGAATCAATCAATTCACCTTGTTTAGGTACGTTTAAAGTCTCGGCTGATATTTGATCTGTCTGAGCAACTGTTAGGTTATTTTCAGTTACCAAATTTACTGCTTGCTGTTCTTTTACAGTTATTTCGGCATCAATTGCCGCACCCTGTTTAGGGATATTGAGTGCTTCTGCAATCAGGTTTTCTGACTGTTGCTCTGTTAACGTGGTCTGTGCCTCTGTCGCCAACTTATCAGCCAGCATGTTGATCTTCTGTTGTTCTTGGACCTTTACCTGCTCGTCTATTAGGTCACCCTGTTTAGGGATGTTGAGTGCTTCTGCAATCAGGTTTTCTGTCTGTTGTTCAGCCATGGCCGTTTGAGCCACAATCTGGTCACGCGTTGCCACCAGGTTTTGTGTCTGCTCTGCGATTTGAAGCTGGTTCAGTGCTTCAGATTCAATTTGCTTCTCAATCAACTGGGCCTGTAGGTCCACCTGTTGCTGTTGCAAAAGGAATTGCAATGATTGGCTCATCACAGACTGCATGGCCCCGAGGTAGACCGTGGCATACTCAGAACCTTTGATACGGTTCTTTTGGTACTCTACCTGGATGTGGGCATTGGTGGCTTTCATTAGCCCGTCGAAGACGCCAGTCCCGTCTACAACACCTGTCGTCAGGTCGGTTACCGTAATTGCTGTCATAAATCTACCTCACTTTTCCAGTGTATTAAGTGGTGGCTGCTGTGCCTTTCGCCATAGCCTGACGTTGAGCCAATTCTTTCAACTCGTCAGCAGTCAGCGGCTCAAGCTCCACAACACTGAACTCACGGATCAATTTACCTTCTTTGATGGGTCGGCCTTTCGGACCTTTTCGTGTGGTAAAGATTTGGCACTGGGCCTGCTTGATCATATCGAAAATGATGCGGGGCACATGCCATTCAGTATCAAAAGGTACAACTTTACGGAAGGTACCAACGATGCCGTTACCGGCCATAAAAAGCTGGTTGTCGTAATCCCGTTTATGCGGGTTCATGCACGTAATTTGGACGCGAACTTGTTTTGACGCTTCACGCTTCATACGAAGGCGAAAGGCGGTTTTACTTTCAGGCTCGTCTTCAGTTTCTGTCTTGTTAAGCTCAATATCTGGTGTAGTAGCGGCCGCCACTTTTTCAAGCAACTTACCCAGGCCAATGCTCGGGTGATATGCAACGCCAATCGTATCGGCATGCGTCTTCAACTCTTCCAATTCGTTTGGGACAGTAGGCTCTTGTGTAGTCGTAACGTCGGTCATCTAATTGGCTCCAAACTTCAAAATAAAGGCTAAGGGGCGGCGAACCACCCCTTAGTAATCAACTACCTACTACTTACAGAACAGCGGCGGTTTTAATCATCGCAATACGCTCTGCACGCTCAAGCAAGAAGCCGTAGAACCATTTGATGGACATGAAGCCTGTCTCACCATAAGGGTCCATGGCATAGCTTGCTTCTGAGCCCGGCTTGCTGTGTTTGATCTTGAACTTCACGGTCTTACCATCGGTCTGAAAACCAATAGTAGAAAAGGAAGCATCACCAACCACCAGCATCGGAAACACGTCGTAGGCCTCGCCAGTTTCGTAATGAGTTGAGGTATCTGATGCGTTAGCACCAGCGCCTGCGAACTTCATCATTTCGGGAACGACCACAATACGGAAGTAACCAACAGTACCGATTTCACCGTTCAGAATAGTGCCGCCGGAGCCGTACTTCTGGACTGGGATAAAGGCTTGATTACCGTGCAGATCCGTCATGCCTTCGATAGTAGGTTGCATCTCGGAACCAACGTACATAACGCGGCCGCCCGGAATGGTTTTGGTATCAACCAGGCGAGTACCGGTAATGACTTTGGTTTGCTTGGGAGTACGGTTCTGATCCAGGTCAATGGACAGTCGCAGCAAGTCGTCATACGTGACGATAGACGTGGCATCTACCGTATCATCAGAGCTTGCAGCACCGGCGTATTTAACAACGCCTGCTGACATCAACAGATCGATTTGCAAAAGGTCTTCGGTAATTTCACCGGCACCGTTGAGCATTTCGCGGTTGATGTGCATCAGCAAATCCGCATCACTGTCGAAGTCCATGGATTCCTGGGTGTATTCATCAAAGAAGCCAAACTTGGAAATGGAGCCTTCAATTTCCTTACGCTTGAAGCCCACACGGTTAACCCGGCCGCCAGATTCAGAGAGCACCGGCATCTTGCCTGGGATAGAACCTACGTCCTTGCTTGAGCCATACAGGTTACCGTCAACAAGTTCTGAACCGCCAGCGTCCAGGCCTTGATCGTTGTTGTTCTCGTCATCAAGCAAGGGCAGATACTGGTACATCTTCATGGTTTTACCCATGTGCTTAGGCATGGAGCGTACATTGGCCAGTTGGCCGAAATGCTGCTCACGACGCATCTCAATAAGAGCGCGTTTTTCATAAACATCAGTACGGATCTGAGTACCGACTTGCGACTCATCACCACCGGCTGGATCGTTATATTGTCTAGGCATAAAATTTCCTTACTTACATGAGTTGATCGTTGTACTGCTTTTCGTACTCTTCATCAGACATAGCCAACGGGTTAATGTCTGGAGCCTTAACAGCAGGTTTAGCTTTGGTGGAGCTTGCAGCTCGCTTCTTACTTTTCAGGGCCGGATTGTCGACGGCTTTTCGAGCGGAGGTGACTGTCTGCTTAGCAGGTGGCGCTGACTCTTGGCTTTCGCCAGTGGAGACAAACTTGCCTTGCTTGTGCATTGCATCGCCGGTTTGCGAATAAGCCTCGTAATCTGAAAGCCCTTTTAAGCGACCTAACGCACGTTCACGTTCAACCTCATTACTGACCTGCTCATAAATTCCACTAGCTACGTGGTCATTGATTACAGTTAGCACTTGGGGGTTGTTAGCGATCGTTTGCTTACTTGCTTCGTCCCACTTATTGCTGACAACGCCAATGGTTTTTGAATAGGTCGGTGAATCTGCAATAGATTCCAGCACCTCGTCCAGTTCCATCTCACGATCATCTACATTGTAAGTATTGGGTTTGTAGTCGCTGTCGGCATCGGTATCCACATCTAAGGGATCGACGCCGCTGTCTTTAATTAACTGCTTAATAGCACCTGGATCTTTCTTATGTAGATCGATCAGGTAATTCAATTTGCCTTCGTCCAGGAGACCATTGTTCTCCAGAAGTTTTACGGTCTTCAAAGATGGCTTTAAACCTGCCATCTTCTTGTTGTAATTGGCGCCCATTTTCATGAGCTGCATGGCTTCGTCTGTATTCTTGACTTGCATTTCCTTACCGTTTGCACGGAAGGGAGCCATCAACTTGTTGTATTCAGTTTCGTAATTAAGGGGTTCAGCTTTCTCTTCGGTTGTATCAGCCTTGTCTGCTTCTTCACCAGGTTCAGTCTCGGCAGTCTTATCGGCTTCAGGGGCGCCCTCTTCAGCCTCACCCTCGCTTTCTGACTCGGCAGCTTCACCTTCTTCTTCTTCTGTTACATCCTCCGAGTCAGAGGCCTCTGCTGTCGCGCCGGCCTCATCCTCGTCGGTATCCGTGTCTTCTTCCTGGTCAGCTTCTGGGTCGTCGTTTTCAACAGCATCAGCTTCGGGCTCAACAATTTCTTCAGCTTCAAAAGCATTCGGGTCCAGCTTTTCAAACTCGCCGTCAGACATACCCAGTGGAGAAGTATCTTGCTCTTGGTTATTGTCTTGAGTTGATTCTGGCATTAGTCAGCTTCCTCGTTACGCAACTCTTCAAGTGACAACTCACACTCAACAATGGCTTCTTTTGCCATAGTGGCTTTGTGTTCAATTACGGTGAAGAACTGAGCCAATGAACCAATAGCGTCGATGTCCCGGATAATGCTTGCCTGGTCTGTAGCAGCCTGCATTCCTGGGGTAGATTTCAGATGAACAAGCCGCACTGCTTCTTTAGAGAAGTAGCCGTCAACAATGATTCGCTTAAAATATTTGTTATTTTTAAGTTGAGCGAGATCCTTACTAAGGTCCACAAACTCTTTGGCTTCTTTCATGTTCAATTCAATATCGTGTACTTCGCTATGGCTCATAATGATCCCTGATAAGTGGTTAATGTATTACTGTCATCTACCTTGTAATAAATGACAGTAATACAATTTGAATTATTTATCCAAATTTTTAACTACCTCTATTTAAGTAACTTTTTAATTCTTTACGGTCTTCATCCTGTTTATCCAGTTCGTGATCCAGTAGTTTTAGTTTTCCCTGGCTACGGGCCTGTTCACCACTCTTCTGTAAATCACGTTCTTGGGTAACACCGGATTCCTGCTCGACGTAATCAAGATTCTTTTTATCGGTATCACTTTGTAGGTTCTCTGCCTTAGCACCGGTTTCCTGGGCTTTGCTCATATCAAGCCGAGCTTCGGCATTGTTTTCAACTGCCTTAGATTTTGTTTCTTCGATCTGAGCGCGTAACAGTTCAATCTCAAGTTTCTGCTTCTCTTCTTCAAAGGGATCAGGCTTGGGCTCGTACTCTTCGAGTTCTTTAACCAGGTCTGGCATTTTGCGAAGGCGGGCAATGTTGATCAGGATCTTGAGCACGATGCTGAAGTCCACTTTATTGCCCAGGGTTTGTAGCATGAAGGCCATCTCTTTGGCCTTGTTGTCATCTTCCTCAGCGGTTGAGATCGACAGCTTCAGGTCGTACTCTCCGGCCAAGTCATCACGACGAATAGCAACAAACTCATCGTTGGTAATTCGTACAACCTCTTCCTCGTCCAGGAACTCGGCATTCATGCTGATGAACTTGCGACCAATTTCAACGATGCCGGCAGACAGGCGCCGTAGAATGCCCAACTCACGCTTGGAAGCGGCGTCCAAAGCACCGCGTACACCGGCCGCTACATCGCCCATGGCCTCGCCTGAAACGCCCTGACTGAACGACTGGACGCCTGTGAGAGAGTCAGCTTCCTGGTTCTGCTGCTGCAACATGAACTGTGCAGAGTTGGGAATCTCCGGGTAGGTGTGCATGAACATACCCAGCCGTGGATCAACGTTGCCGTTGTACTCATAGTCTTGGCCGTTGCGGAATCGGCGCTTGTTAACCGCATCCAGAGCGTCCTTACGGGTACCAACCTGACCGTTGGCAGAGCGACCCATAATGTCGATCATGCCTCTCATGGTGGCGCCCAGAATCTTCTGGTTGTCTTCCAACAGGGCACCGTCCGGCTCGCCGTGGATCGCTTTACGTTTTGGTAGGTATTGAACAATGACAAACGGCAGCTTCTGGTCCGGGAAGGGGTTCTCCTCCATACGGATCATCGTGTCGCCTACCCAGGCAGCCACAATCGGCTTGACGATGCCCGAGCCATCAATGTCCCAGAAGCCCCAGTATTCGTGGACCACCATCTTTTGGCGGGGCTTGTCGGCAAAGGTGAAGTTGCTTTCGTTATCTGTGGCATGGTCTGACTGAGCCAGGGGTGATGCGTTGCTCACAACAATCCTGTCCAGGTTTTTGTATTTACCGTCTTTTTTCAGTTGCGAAAGCGACGACTCAAAGCTGTAGATAACAAAGCCCGCTTTATCGATGTCACCGTTACAAGTGGGATCGATAATCACATTGCGGAAGTCGCAGACTTCCGCTGTTGGGTAGTTCTTCAAAGTACGGGTCAGCTCTTTTTTGCTTGAGCCAACAAGAACAGCCTGAATGGGTTCCCCAGAAGCTATCGCCGTTTCATGGGCTTCTTGCAGTTCGTCCGGGACTTCAGAATAGTACTCACCCGGGTTTTCCTTTTTCATCTGAGCCAATTCTGCGTGTAATGGCGCATACTCAGGATTAACCACAAACTCGTAGTCGTCAGTTACTTCTTCGTATTTTTCTTCTTCAAATTCCCAACCAACACGACAAATAATCGTACCTTCGTCAACACCGGTACGTACATACTCATCGATGAATTTTACTTTCTTCATACGAGTATTAAATTGATTGTTAAGTAGCAACTGATTTTGAATTGAACCTGCTTTATCTTCCCAAGTAACGGGGGAAACCTGAAACATTTCTGCTGTACTTAGGAATGGCTCAGACAATGCAGCGTAGCGCCACTCAGCTTGTTTACGAATGAGCTTTGGTACAACTTTAGATCGGCCCTCTGCTGTTTTAACTTTAGCTTTGCCTGTGATATTCAGGTTATCCAAATAACCGTCTACAGTGCTGACTTGGGTATCATGATCATTACGGGATTCAGTCAGATCCTGTTTAAGCTCTAACAAAGTGGGTTCTTTTTCCCATTTAGTAAGCGATGGCGTTTCTACTTCATCGTCTTTAGTATACTGTTCAGCTTCATTCATAAGTGGGCAGCCAAGGTCATGTACAATTCAGTACATGGTATGTATTTAAAATAAGGAATTCACAAATGAATATTAAGCCATTACATGAAGGCTTTAAATGCCCCACTAAAGGATCAGATAAATCAGGTGGGTATGATTTATATATGCCCGAAGGTGGTGAGGTTTATCACTACATTGAAATAGGCTTAAAAGTCGGACTGGGTTTTGCCGCAGAAATCCCTGAAGGTTATGTTGGTCTCATCCTGCCCCGCTCAGGTAAAGGCGTGAACCACGGTCTTGAGCTGAACAATACAGCAGGTGTTATCGACGCGGATTACCGTGGTGAATGGGTGGTCTCCATGCGTATGAAGGATCAAGGTAGTCTTCGTTGGAAAGCCGGTGACAGACTTTATCAAGTATTAATCGTGCCAGTTGCATCGTTGGATATGCA